GGATAAGGCTCACTACCTGTTGTAGCTAGCGCGTAATCAGATACTTTAGGTGAACCATCACCTGAATAATAAAACCGCTGAGCGTTGTCAGCACTGTCAGATGCTACAGCAATATCTACATCAGTAGTCCAAGACAGCCATACAAGAGCATCTGTAGTTGGATCACGCAAAGCATGTAAAGTTTGTGCTTCTTGACCTCGTTCTGTATTATCAACTAGTTTAGGTGTCCGATAAGGAATCAAATCACCAGAATAAAGCTTTACATTAAAAGCCTCTTGAGCCACGCCGTCAGGCAGTAGCTCAGATGAAATTTTAGGTGCTTCACCTAGAAACTTTATAAGCTTTACTGATGCCATTACTGTATCATTCCTAGAGCAGCCTCATATGTTTCTTCATTCCTACGAGTCCAGCCTTTACCAAAAGTGTCAAACGTAGATAAAGACTCATAGAAATCTTGCCTTACTTTCCTGTAATTTTCAATAGTTTTCTCCAAACCATGATGTTCTATATACTCATCAAGAGTGCGTAAAGTATTAGGGCCAATGCCGCCATCTGCTTCTGTACCAATCATAGCCTGTAGCTTTTTAGCAGCCCTACCAACGCCAGAATTAACACTCCAATCAAAAACGGCGAGGTCAAGTCCCGCAGGAAGATGCTGGCATTTTGCTCTCAGCCAGTAGTTTTTCTCATACAGCGGAGCAACATCTTCTGGTGTAAGCTCCTTCATGTCTTTGGTACCGCCCCATTCTTCCCATACACGTTTAGTTACACCGAGATTAGTTTCACCGCCAGGATCTCGGGGATGATTTACCCAGCCTCCTTCATGGTGTAAGATTAATGTTAAACATTTTTTAAAGTTATCCTGCATGGCGTTTCCTCTCCAAATATAATCTCCAGCAATTAACAATAGTGTTAAGGCTTACCGCCGAGAACAACATTATCCACTGCCACATTTCCATTATCGCTTCCTAACGAATTGTTTGTACCCTTTCACACCGAAAGAGGCCGAAATTGCAATACCTAAACTGTAAAAATACCAGTCCGGTGCTTTGTGAAGCTGTTCAAAGCCTCTGTCTACAATACCTTCTGCGCCAGGAATGAAGGCAAGCACAAGTGGGATTGATAGGACAATTACAAAAAATTCGTCTTTCCAGCTCGAACCGCTGTTCTCCGCCATGATACGTTCCCAATCAGCAACGCTAGTCTTTTCAGATAAAAGAATCTTAGCTTTTGCTTCTGCCTCTGTAAGCTTTAGCTTTGCTTCTGCAGCTTGCTTTGTAGTCTTTGCGTCAAGCCAACTGCTAGCTAAACCTGCAACTGGCCCTAATAATTGTCCTAACATTGTTTCCTTCCCTTTCTATTAGTCTAATAGCCTTGTAACATATTCTTTACCATCTGGGCCAACTTCTAATTCTATCTCACGTTGTTCACAGGCGTACCTAGTACTACGAGAGTCTTTCCAGCCGAGGCGTTCTATTTTACGTTTTTTACCTAAGCAGTCAGATACATTTTCGTGGTGGCTATACTCTATAGCTTCGCCACTCATATACAATATAAGTACTATACTTATGATTCCATTCATCATTGACCGCCGTTCCTTAGCTTTTCTATTTGCTGCTCTAGTCCTGCTATCCTTTTTTCATAGAAGTCTAGTGTAAGTTTTTGTTGTTGGTCATGTGGTGCACGACCTTCATCTATCTGCTTAGCTAACTCATCTAGTTGCTTTGCAAGATGTTCTATCAACATAAACTGCTCACTGTCAGCGGGCAAACTACCCATCTCACCGCGAGGCCATTTAATCCTAAATTCTGTGTTATGTTCCAGATCTGACTGCATCATAGTGATGTTAGTCTCTATCTGATTAAGGCGTTCTATAATCCCAAAGTAAGCCCAAGTAGCAACAGATGCAGCAACAACCATCGAAATAATATTCCGAAGGGGTAAAGCTACTTCTGTATTCTCACTAAGCTTAGCCGCCATACATTACTCATTTCTTTTCGGAGCCTAGCCAGACTGCAAACGCGCCTGTCATAGCACCGCTAACCACGCTAATCATCGCAGATTGCTGTGTGGTTAAATCATCGAGAGACATCCCCCATTCAATGACACGGATATACATAAACGTCATAACCAACATCATTAACCTTGGCATTATCTTCCAAGCTAAAATTTTTTCCATTGCTACGGCCATTTTACAATTCCTTTCAGCCAAAGAACCCAATAGAAGAACCCTGCTACGGTTACCGCAAGTACAGCTACGCCTCCTATAAGGATAATAAGTTCTATAGTTTCTTGTCGCTTTTTCTCTGCAGCTGCTTCAGCTTCACGCCTAGCTACTCTAGCATCTTTTTGAAACTTTACCCAATCGCCCCAAAGCCCTGGCCGTCCAGCGTATATCATCCATTGTTTCAGTTCGTCTTCTTGCTCCTTTATCCGTTCTAAGGCCATAAACTCTTCAAAGTCCGTGGTCTGATGAACAGCTCTTTTATGGTTTACCTTACGCTGCAGATCTTCTTTAGCGTTAGTAATTACACCTATCTTGTTAGCATACGAGCTTAACTCGCGGCCATTGTTTATGGCATTTTTGATTACCGCAAACGCAGCGTTCGCGGCAGCGAGTTCAGCTAACATGGCTTAACATTATTTCTTTTTAATAACGCCGCCTTTTTTATAAGACATTGGCTTCTTTGGTTTTTTAATTTGTCCACCATGACCGTATTGCGCTATTTTCTTACCGTTCTTAGCTTTCATTCCTACTTTTTTACCACCTGGCATATTAACCTCCTATTAGAATGGCACTTAATATGGACGCTAGTCCAACTATTATTGCACCTGCTGCAACAATTAGAATACGTTCGAGTCGATCAACCCTTGTAATAAATGTTTGGTAGCGCTCAGCGCAGACAGCTTCATGCGTGAGCAGCTCTTGCTGTAACTCAGCTACTGTCATCTTTGGCACTCATAGCCTCCAACACTGCTTGGGTTTGATCTTCTACTTTTACCTCTGGTTCATCTGGTAGTTCAGGTTCAACAACCAATACACACCCTTCCTCAACAGGATCTGCTGTTCTAGCAAACGTACCGTTAGGAAACATGTATAAAGGAACTCGTTTCATTCTTATTTCTCTGCTAATGAATCGGCAAAAGCTTTATTGCGTTGAGCTACTGTTTGCACAACTCCAAGATCAAAAGCTTGCGTAATCTGAGCATCTTCACCTGTCGCTATTGTTACGCCGTTTGCGTTACAGTGAGCTACTAACAAAGAGATAATTTCTTCTTTTGCTATCCGCGCTCTGTTTGTTACTGCATTATCTGCCCAATCCTGCACAGATGCAGCCGCATATTCTAGACATTTATTTTCTGCGTCTGTTAGAGTAACTGTAATGTCTGGCATAATCTCCTCCTAACCTAATAAAATTCCTGACCAATGGCTTTCGCCTTTGAAAGACTTAGCTGAGTTGTTTGTATGAATATCAAAAGTTACATAATCATTAGCAGATAGCTTCATTATCCATGATCCACTTTCTGTATGATAAGTTGGAGTAACTTTAAAATCAGCAAAAGATTTACCTCTAGTTCTATCAACAGACCTAGAGCCATTTACTATAGGGTAAGCATAAATCCATGTAGGTTCATTAGTATTTTCAAGCTGAAGCATCCAATTTATTAAATACATCCCTGTTACTGGTACAGTCCATTTATAGGTTGATGTATTGTAGTGGCTTCCTATGTTCCATCCTGTTGAGTTAAATGCTAGCGTAGTCCACGAACCAACAGGAGTATCAACGGCTGCAACAGAAGGATATGCGTAAAAACTAGGTTGTTTGAATTTTAGAACTTCGCCAGCTTCTGTAATCCTCATAACCTCAGTAGGAGCAGATCCTGGCCCTGTTCCGTCTGGTTTAGTAAAAAATTCCATCCTTGTACCTGCAGCGGTACCTGAATGATTTTCTGTGGCTAGAGCAGTAATTTTAGCTTCTGCTGCATTAAGGGTATTAGAGCCATCCATAATCCCTTTCCAACCAAAAGCTCCAAACTCTTGTCCGGATGTTGGATTTGTACCTGAAGCATTTCTAGCAAGCATTACACCTTGCCCGCCGCCACCTGTCTGAATTGCAACTTGAGTTGGAGAAGGAGCTGATGTGTTAAAACCTACGTCGTTGCCAGAAGTAATAGACATAGCAACGCCAGATGAAGACGCTGAAGTTATGCCGTCTACAGAAGCATTATCAATAATATCCTCAAACAACGCAGCTACAGGACGAAGTTCAAAGCGGTCACCAATGGCAAACGCAGTTCCTGAAGTACCATCTTGTCCGCGAACAACAGTAAGTGAATCAGTAGAGCGTGCAGTTACTTTAACGATCTCTAGGTTGTTACTTGTATCAACAAGTGTACCAAAGAAATAATCACTACCGCCGAGCGTAGGAAATCTAGAACCTTGACCGCTGTCCAGCGTAATAGTTGTAGCTGTAGTGTTTATTGCAGCTGAAAGCGTTCCAAACGCGTTATTTGTAACTTTTACGCCCATAGGATCACTCCGGTTTAGTTGGCCACTTTACATTGTCAAGACCAGTTACACCGTCTTGCGCTGGTACATCTCGCAATGCTTGACGATAGGTTGTCCATGCTGATGACATGGTAAGGTCTGAACTAGCCATCCAATCTGTCTCTGCAAGCCTGCGGTCACGCTCTAATCTAAGGTCAACCATTGGCTGAGCATTAATTAGCTCAGTTTTCTTAGCTGATACCTGCGCCCATGTAACTCCAAAGGTACTAGGGTTACTGCTTTCTATGGCAGAACCGTTTTCGTCTGCTCCTGTGACTTTGCGGAACATTTCGTTAAACTCTGCTTCAGAAGTAGGTTCGCCACGAAGAACCCACTCCGTAATACCGAGTTCTGTTAGTGCTGTTGTTATATCGGTCATTGTGCTATCTCCATCGCTGTAATATGAGTGTCTGAACTTGAACTGCCGTTATGAGTAGTCGTTTGACTTGAACTAGCGCTTCTAATGTAAATTGAGTACTCAGTTGCTGAAGTCGTGGCAGGAGCGTCTAGAATTTGTAAAGACCCTTGTCCTGCGCTTCCTACAGAAGCGTTCCAGTTGAATGAACTTCTTATAATTTCTGTGCTTCCTCTGTAAATAGCAACATCTCCATGAGACGTAGATGAGGTATAAAGCTGACAACAAATTATAACTAATATCTTGCTTGTATTAAATTTAGGTGTAATCGTTACAGACTTTGCTGTATCTATAAAAGAGGTGCTTGTTGTTGCCACAACGTTTGCACTAGCGCCATCATATTTTGTGCCTACAACTTGAATAACTGACCCTGCCGCAAATCCTAAGTCCTTGGTGGTAGGAGCCGCCCCTGCGGTGGTCTGTATCGTATCAACTTTAAGGATAGAAGTCATTGAGCTATCTCCTGAAGTGTTAAAGTTGATATTGGCCTTGGGCTATTACTTATATTGTTAGCTCTGTTTATATACAGAGGGTTTGACGATCCAACTCCACCATCATTAGTCCAGAATTTTAGAGCATAGGTTTGTTGCGAGGTAGAAGATGGACTATCTAAAATTGTGTGGCTAAAAGAGAAAGGTGCCCAGTTTGTGGCAGAACCATCATTATCTTGAGTTTGTAAAGCATAACTTTCCGATGTTCTAACACCAATACCGCTACCTTGGTAGCCACCACTAGCCCAATTACTATCTGCAGCGTTCGTATCAGTTCCAAGAGTTATATCTGTAGAGCCACGGAATATACCTAAATAACCAGTGTAATAGTTATTATGCCATGCCCATGTTTGCATCAT